CGAGGTGGTAAGCGTCGGCCATCTTGTTCGCCTGGGTAGCGTTGAACCCGAGGGTGTCAGCCACCTTCAGGAACCGTGCGCGGGTCTCGCCAGCCTGGTTGTTGATCCGCTCCAGCGCAGTCCCGACCGGTACGCCCGACTTCACCATGTCAGCGAACGACCCGACCGAGTCAGCCGAAGCCTTCGCCAGACCGTTGAGCTTGTCCTGCAGCTTGGAACCGTTGGCAGTGAAGGTATTGATGGTCCCGTCAGCGTTGATCATCGATCCGTTGAACTCGCCGGCTTCCTTCGAGGCTTTCTCGAAGCCTTCCCCGAAGCCGCGGAGTTGGTCGTTGATCGATTGTGTGGACTCCTCGAACGACACCGCCCGGCCGGACAGCCTGTCCAAAATGGACAGCAGTGCCGACCCCTTGTCGGTCGCGCTGCCGGCTGACGAGGCGACCTTGTCGAACGCCGCGGACAACTCTTGTGTCCCCGCGGTCGCCAGCGCCGACGCGACCGGGATCATCTTGGTGGCCTGCTCCGCCTGGTGCGAAGCGATCACCGACTCCTGATAGGTCTTCACCTGCTGCTGGACAGCCTGATTCAGGTTCAGGGTGGCGAGGATCTGATTGCGTTGCGGCTCCGACATGCCGTTGAAGGCCTCGGTCACCGACGCATACCGCTCGATGACCTTGTCCGCCGAGTCGCCGGTCTTGACCATCTCCTTGGCGACGGAATCGAAACTCCCCGCCATGACCTTGTTCCCGTTAGTGCCGGCGAGCACAGTCTTGGCGAGGTTGCCGCCCACCAAGCTGTTGAAGTTCGACAATGCGGCCGCGCTGCCTGTCGACGCATCGGCCACCGTGCCGTACGAGATGCCAAGGGCATCGGCATTGCCCTTGGCGTTCTTCTCCGCCAAAGACTTCTCGATCAACGCCTGTGACGCCTGCCCAATGACCCCGTTGTCCTGCCGGATCGCGGAGGTCAGATCATTGACGGCCCGCTTGTGCTCCTGCGCCTTCTTCGCTGCTTCTTCCTGCTGCTGGCCGTATGCCGACAGCAGAAGCCCGCCACCGACGAGGGCAAGGCCGAGCGGGTTGAAGCCGGACGAAGCGATCGCGCCGAGCCCACGGGACAGCTTCGATCCGCCGGCTTCGGTGTCTGCCAACGCTTGTTTGAACGGGCTGGTCTTGTTGCCGGCCTCGTCCATGGAGGTGGCGAACGCTTTCAGGCCGAACCCGGTCTCGCCCAAGCTCGTCCCGAAGATCTTCGCGATGGAGCTGATCGCGAGCAGCTGCCCGCCGGCTGCGCCGAGCGGCGCGGTCCACGAACCGAGCCCGCTGGCCAGGCCGTTGATGATGCCGAGCCCGCCGGAGATCGTGGAAAGGAACCCACCGGTGGCGCCGGACAGAGCCGGCATGCCGTCGGAAGTCAGGGTGTCGAGGACGTGCTCGACTTGCTGCAGCGCACTCTGGAACTGCGGGAGCACCCCGGCGCTGCCGTTGGCGAGGTTCGCGAACAGCTTCCCGGCGAACCCGAGGAAGTCCTGGATGATCCCGCCGAGGCTGTCGAGCCCCTGCTCCGCACCCTCGGCGCCCTGGGTGGCGTTGACGAAGAAGTCGGTCAGCCCGGAACCGGTCTGCACCAACAGTGAGGACAGGCCTCGCATCGGCGCGTCCGAGCTCGCGATGGCGGCATTGAACCCGGGCATCGCGTTCTGCGCGAACCCGACCACGCCATCGGTGAACTCGAGCAGCGCCGGGCCGGACCCGAGGAACGCTTCCTGGATGGCCGGCTTCAGCTGATCGAACCCGAGTCGGGCCTTTTCGGACGCCGCGACCAGCGGCCCCTGCAGGACACCGGCCATGTCGTGGATGCTCGACGTCGCGTCCTCGCCGAGGTCGTTGAACGAGTGCCCGATCTGCTCGTTGTCGCCGAGCACGGAGAACGCCACGCCCGCCATGAGGAGCGGTATGGCGGCGAGCGCGAGCCCGACACCAGCGGCGCCGATCGCGGCCGCGGCAGGCATCCCCACCGACAAGGCGGTAAACTTCATCGCGTCGAACTGCGCGTTGGCGCGCTTCGCGACGCGTTCGGCTTCCCTTTCAGTGTTCTGGAAGCCTTTCTTCCCGGCGTTGTCCGCGTCCTGCTGCGCCTTGGTGAACCGAGCGGTGGCCGCGGCGGAGTTGTCCGCCGCCACGGCCTGCGACCGGTGCGCGCTCGCCAACTGCTCCTGCGCCGCAGCGAGCTGTGACGCCTTTGCCTTGCCGTCGGCCTGGACCTCGTTGAGCCTGGCTTGGGCGACCTTGACCCGACCAGCGGCGGATTCCTCGGCGTCGAGTGCCTGCCGGACTTCCCTGGCCGCCTTCTCCAGGTCCTTGTTCGCACCGACCGCGCCGCGGGCGCCGCGCATGTACTGATCGACGTCCATCCGGAGCTTGACGTTGACGGTGCGATCGGCCACGGCGGTGCCCCCTTATTCAGTTTTCTTCAGTTCGCGGCTTCGACCGGCCACAACACCAGGGACTCGAGGTCCTTCTGGTCCTTGTATTCGTGCTGCATTCCGTGGATCGCGGTGCAGCGGTGACACCGGCCCGGGGCGGTGGCCTTGAACTTGTTGTCTGGGTTGGTGGTGTCTGGGAGATGTCCACCGCACCCGCGGCACTGCAAGGACTCGTAGTCCAAGAGCGCGAGCACGGCGGAGCGGCCTTCGTCGTCCCATTCCGGCTCGCGGGTGGTGACGGAGCGGACTAGCCGGCCGTCTTCCCAGATGTGCTCGGTGACTTCTTTCGGCTCCCAGCCGCCGAACCGTTTGTGGGAGATGCCGAGCCGGACAGCCGCTTCGATGTCTCGGCGGAACTCGTGACTATGTACGAGGCGGCGCGTGAGAAAGGGACGCTCACGTCCTGCTGGTTGAGCCGCCACGCGGCGTCGGTGAGCACGTCGTACTGCCGCGGAGTGATGACGTCCAGCAGCGTCTTGAGGCGCGCCTCGTCGAGCCCGGGCGCCACGAGGGACGCGGCGATCAGTGCGGGGAAGAACGTCGTGACGTTCAGCGCTGCCCTGGCGTCGGAGGCGTTCCCTTCGCGCGGGCCGTGCGCCTGGATGAGGTCCATCCACGGCGTCCGCGTGAGCGCGCGCAGTCGCAAGTGGAGGGTGGACCCGGCCATCTGCTCTTCGAGCGCCCGGATCCGGACCGCGAGCGAGGCCTCGACCGGGTCGCTGCTGCCCGCGAGGGTGGCGGTGGACTTGGTTCGGAGGTCGGTGAGTTCTTTGTCGAGCGCTTCCCAGTCGGCCTGCAGGTCTCCCCGCGTGCAGATCGGGACGGTCGTTTCGGGCTGCCGTGCGGCAGCGAGGATTGCGTCGACTTCGTCGAGTTCCACTGTGGTCTCCCTGACCTTGTTCCTGGCCTTGGGTATGGAAACGCCGCCGCGACCCGGCCAGGGAAGGGGAGGGGAGGTCGCGGCGGCGCGTTGGAGGCCGCTGGTTAGGCGGCGACGGTGGCCTTTTTGGTCGGCGAACCGGACGGATACGCCTTGGAGATGACCTTCTCCACGCCGTCCATCTCCGGCTTCTGCTCGGCCTGCACACCGAACTTGACGGGGTACACCTCGGCCTTCTGCGCGGCGGCCCACCCGGTGGTGACCGGGATCCCGCGGCGCACCACGAGGAACCCGACGAGGTTCGGGATCAGAGTGGTGTAGGCGACGTCCTCCAGCACGACGTCCTTCCGCACGTACGTCAGCGCGATGTTGGTCTTCGACCGCCCCGGCGCCTCACTGATCGTGGTCTCGCAGAGCTTCGGCACCGAGACGACGTTCTCGTCGGTGGTGATGTCCAGACCGTCACCGGTGATCAGGCACTCGAGAGAGGTGCCCGCGGCGAGTTCCGCGACGGTTGGCGCGGCCTGGTTCGCGATCGCCGGGACGTAGCTGACCTTGACGTTGCCATCGGACTGCATGTCGCCCATGGGTTACTCCTTTTCCTTGCTGGCCGACGACTTGTCAGCGGTCTTTGGGGTGTCCTTGCGGAGCACGGCGATCTTGGGCCGGTCCGGAACGGGACCGGCGGCTTCGACCCAGCCGGGGTGCATCCCCGCCTTGAGGGCTTCCCTGCCGAGGGCCGCGAGGTGGCCGGTCGCTTCGCACTTGGCGCGGACGAAGTCATCGGGCAGCGCCACGACGAACACGGCTTCTTCTTCCTGCACTGCTTCGGGGGTTTCGTCGGCCATCGCGGTCAGCCCCGGAACGCGTAGAAGTTGACCGACGTCGTCGCCGACGCGGTGAGGTTCACGAGACCGTCGGACGCCTGCCGGAGGTCGTAGTTGATCGGCCCGATCACCACCAAACCAGTGGTGGCCGGGACGGAAACCGAGGTGATGGACGGGTTCTGCTGCCCGTACGGCGTCTTGCCCGGGTCCGCGACGGTCACCGTGATCGGTGCGCCGCTCTTGTTCTCCACGAGCACGTAGATCTTTGTGCCGCCGGTGTCACCCGGCGGGCACTTGTCGGGACCAGCGGTGGCAGCCGTGGCCACCAGGGCGGTCCCGCCGATCTTCGCCTGTACAGGAACCATGGTCGCCATGCTGTTTAGTCCTTTCGGGACGTGAAGGAATACGTGTCCACGCCGAACATCGGGTGGGCGTTGTTGCCGGGGGCGGTGACGTCGCGGTCTTCCTGGATGGGGATGGACGACTCACGCCGGATGGGGGTGCAGACCCGCCCGGCCACGACGGGCCGGACGTCGATGAGCAGGGACCGCGCGGCGTCGGCGACAATCTCCACCGCGGTGGCGGACAGACCGACCGACGTGATGTAGAACCGGAAGTCCGCCCGGCCGGACGTCCCGCACAGCCGCTCGGCAGTTTCGTTCCCTGCGCCCATCCGCAGCACGCGGTACGGGAACGACGGTTCGTTCGGGACTTGGCCGTCGTAGTAGGGGATGGACGCGAGGAGCAGCCGGACCGCCGCGTTCACCTCGACGATCACAGGATGTCCTCGGCAACGTCGGCGATCGCGTCGACGAACCGCTGATCTTCCTTACGGAGTGGGCCTTCGAGGTCGAGCACGGGCGCGTTCTTCGACGTTCCGAAGTAGAGGATGTTCCCGAGCGCGCCTTGCACACGGGACTTGTCCGGCCCGATCTCCGCACCGAGCCCGCCATCGATCTCGTCGAAGCTGATGGACCGCGAGAAGTGCCGGTAGCTGCCTCCGGACGCGGCGTCGACGCGCATCCCGTTCTTGATGTTCACCGCACCCTTGGTCACAACCCGCTTCAGCTGCGGCAGTTTCTCCGCCGGGATCTGCTCCAGCTCTCGGTTCAGGGCGTCCAGTTCGGACGTGTCCAGAGTGGCCATCAGTTCACGACCTCCTCGACGTTGAGCCGGAGCGCGGTCTGGAGTGATTTCCGATCGCCGGACTTCACCCGAAACTTCCGGCCGACGTTCGCCGGGTCCATCGCAGACGCGGTGATTTCGAGGATGTGTCCGGTGTCGACAGTCCCGGTCCCGGCGACCGGCAGGTGGATGAAGGTCGGCGCCACCGTCCACTGGTGTTCGCCGGCGTCCGGGTTGGACGGGAACGAGCGTTGGTTCTGGATCTTGCACTTGCCGGTGTAGACCGCAGCTCCGTACGCCGGCGTGACCACGCCCGTCGATGGGTTGGTGGTGTTGCCAGTGACCGGCCGGATGGTGCAGGTGTCGAGCATGAGCGCTTCGGCTTGCCGGCGACCAGCGCGGACAAACCCTGTGACGCTCACCCGATCCTCACCAGACGGCCGCGGTGGCCGTAGGTCTTGCGCAGCAGCCTCTGCAGGTTCATCGGGATGAGCCCAGCCAGGTCCGAGTTCGACGACTGGCTGTACTGCTTGGAGAAGTCGTCGATGGACATACCGACAGCGCCGTCGGGGTTGTTCGTCCACCTCGACGCCAACGCCAGCACTGTCGACTGCGCCAGCCCGAGTTTCGAGTTCCCTTCGGGGTAGCCGTGGGAGTAGACGACGTCCACAGCGGACGGTTCGTACGAGCACGCCGCCCACCCCGAACGCCGCCACAGCCGGTTCCCGACGTGCTTGAAGTCGGTCACCGCCACCCCGTCGAGCGTCACCGAAGTGACCGACACGACGGGGATCTGCGGCAGGTCGAACCACGCCTCCGTGGTTCCCATCAACGTCACCGAGTCGTCGAGCGACAGAACGATGTCCTGCTGCGCGACGGCCTGCACGGCGCCGGTCGCGATCCGCAGGATCACGTCGGCTTTGGCGTCAGGCAACGATGTTTCGTCTGCGTCGAGGAGGGCGCGGAGGTCCGCAGCCGTCGCGAGTAGATCAGACATAGGACCTCCGCACCTCCCTTACTTCTGGTTTTCGCGGATGGCCGCGGCGATTTTCTTGTCGCCCCACCGCTTGTCGATCTCGACACCGAGCCGCTCGGCGAGCTCGACGAGATGGTCCTTGTCCAGACCATCCAGTTCGTCGGGATGCTCCTGCTCGACTTCGTCCGGCTCGCCGGGTTCGTCGAGCGCCTCGACGGCGCCACGCGCGAGCAGCGCCTTGAGCTGCTCGTCGGGGACGTCGTCGGGGAGCACCGAGCCCCGCGGGTGATCCACGGTGGCCCGGCTGCCGCGTTCGTTGATCTGGGTCTCCGCGGACACGGAGCCCGCCGTCACCACGTAACGCATCGCGACCTCACTTCAGGTTGGTGATCTTGGCGTGGGCCTTCTCGTTGCCGTACTCGAGACCGACCTCGCCGTAGATCTGGTTGCGGTCCTTGGCGCCGGTCTTCGCCAGCGGCTCCTGGAAGAAGTGCCCCTTGCCCGGCACCTCGAGATACACGGGGCGGCACTGCTCGAGCGACACCACCGCGAGGGAGCTCTGCGACATGAGCCGGTCCAGCATCACGTTCAGGACACCGAAGTCCGTCTCGATCTTGGTGACGTTGACGCCACCGACGTTGCCGGTGAGTTCCTTGGTGACGTAGCCGGCCGCGACGTAGGCCGCGGTGACGGCGCGCTTCTGCGCCGACCCGACGAGCAGCGTCGCGGTGTCCTGCTCGCTGATGCCGCCGTTGTCGTAGGCCATCTGCAGGGTGTCGTCGACCATGGTCTTGGTGAGCGCGATGCCCTTGGACCAGATCACGGTTCCGTCGACGGTGATGTCCACCGCCGTACCGTTCTTGGTTCCCGCGACGGAGTAGGTGTTCGCGGACGACGCGACGACGTAGTAGCCCCTGCCGACGACGAGCGGGACGGCCGCGCCGACGCTGGAGAACGTGACCGTGTCACCGTTCACGAGACCGTGAGCGGTGAGGGTGATCAGGTTCGTCGCGGCGGCCGCCGTGCCGGTGGCGGTGACGCCCGCGGCCGCGTCGGTGGCGTTCGTGGCGATCGCCGACATCAGGCCCCGGGTCTTGCGGGCCGTCGTGTTGTCCGACGGCAGCTGGTAGACGCCGTTGATGAGGCTGAAGTCGATGTCCCGGACGACCTGCTTCAGCGCCTGCTCGGTCTGCCAGTCGAGCTCGGCGGTGACCGGGTTGGCCTGCATGTTGTTGAGGCCGGACTTCCGGCCGGTCGCCGCCTGCTTGGTGTACGAGACACCGACGGTTTCCTGGTGGATCTGGCAGACGTTGGTGACGTTCGCCCGCACCCGGTTCTGGTCGGCCGGCGCGTCCGCGCCTTCCAGCGCGGTGTTCTGGTCGGCCGCGCGGAGGTCGAACGTCTCCCACTCGATCTGGGTGTCGGTGACCTGCCCGCCGCCGCCGGCGAGGCCACCGATCGCGGAGAAGAACGTGGTGTCGGCGGGGGTGAGCTGGTAGAGGATGCCGGAGTAGTTCGGCAAGTTGTACGTCGTGCCCAGTGCGGTGATCCCAGACATCTGGGGTTCTCCTTTTCAGTCTGGGCGCACGGGGCGCCCGGGTTATGGAGTGGCTTTCGCCAATTTCTGGTTCTGGAGCTTCAGCGCGGTCCGCCAGTCGCCCTTGCCCTGCGCCTCCGCGATCTGGGAGTCGAGGTTCGCGCCGGCGCCGCCCTGCCCGCCCTGGCTCGGGTCAGGCTTCGGCGTGCCGGGCGCCGCAGGTGCTGTCGGGAACAGCACCTTGAGCCGCTCGGCGTGCGCGGCCAGCTCGTCGCGTGTGTCGCCACGGAGTTCGGCGGCCTGCTCAGCGGTGAAGCTGTGCTGGTTCGCCAGTTCCGCGCGCCACCGCGCCGAGCGTTCGGTCTTCAGCTCTGCCTCGTAGCCACCGAGTCGCTCGGTGATCTGCTCGAGCTCGGTCTTGCCTTTCGAGGCATCGCCGCCGCCGAGCGCCTCGGCGATCTTCTGCAGCGGCGCGAGCGCGGTGAGCTGCTTTTCGAGCTCCTTGCGCGCGTCCCGCTCGGCCTTGAGCGCGGCGAGGCCGCCTTCGCCGAGTGGTTCGTCGGCCTTCGGCGGATCGCCCGCCGGAGGGGTGACTGGTGGGGTTGCCGGGTCCGCGGCCTTGGGAGGTGCGGGCTTCGGGGGTTCCGTCGGCTGTCCAGCTGGAACAGCCGGCGGAGTGGTTTCGCCGCTTCCGCCGAGGATCGGCCAGACCGGCCGGCCGCCGACGATTCCGACTGCACGCAGTCCGGTTCGCGGGTGGGTGGGTAGCACTTCGGACATGAGGACTTCCTCCATCGCAGAGGGTTGGACCCGGTCCGCATCGCGCGGGCGGGAGTTGTTGGGGCTACAGGAGGTAGCCGTTTTTCCGGAGCAGCTCGAGCGCGTTCTCGCGCGACGTTGCGTCGCGGTAGATCTGCTCGGGCATCGCGCGCGGCGCGCCGCGGAGTCGACGGCCTGCGGTGGCGGAACGGCTGGTTCCGGAGGTGGTGAGTTTGCGGAGCCCGGCGACGTACATGCCGGAGTGCGCGTTCACCACCTGAGCCATGTCGGCGCCGTCGCGGATCGCTTGGGTGTCCGCCTTCGACAGGCCTTTCACGCGGCCTTGCTCGAACGCGAGCTTCGGATCGGTCGTGTAGTCGCCGGCGACGTCTTCCCGGCTCGGCATGTTGACGCAGTTGCACTGCGGGTGCCGCTCGAAACCGCTGCTGTACGGGTAAAACTGGCCCGCGAGGATCACACACCTGGAGCAGGAGTCCCCGACAAGCATCCGCACGTACCCAGTCTTGGGCCGGGCGGCGACCGCCACACCCGCTGCGACCCGGGAGGCGTCGGCGACCTGCGTCCGCAGCGTCATCTCCAGCCGGGCCTGCCCGGTGGCCATGGCCCGCGGGACCGTCGCGCCGTGCGCAATGGCCTGCTTGGTCGCGATCACCGGACCCATCAGCAACGACTCCAGCGAGCCACCGCTCGACGACGACCGGGAGAACGCCGTCGCCGCGACCCTGCCTTCCGGTTTCGGCTTGAAACCCTGTGCCCGCAACGCGTCGTCGACGAAGGTGTCCGCATTGGACGCCGCCGAGATCTGCGCACCGCGGAGAGTGACGAACAGCCTCGACAGCCACGCCGACCACGACGCCGTCAGCGCGAACGGGTCGACCTGCTGCCACATCGCCACACCGGCCGCCGCGGTCGCCTGCACCAACTCCTTCTGCGCGGCGTACTGGACTTCGGCGACCTCAAGCGCCGACGGCACTGAACACTTCCGGCTGCTGGCCCGGCGGGAGGCCGCGGGCGATCACGCCGAGCGGGTCCCGCTCGGCAGCCAGCTTCGCCGCTTCCTCCGACGCCCTCTCCATGCGCAAGATCTGCGCGTTGGTGAGGCCCAGGGTTTCCCGGGTCTGCCGGAGATCCACGAGCGGCTCCGGCGAGGTGGTGTACAGCTTCACCGCGGCGTCGGCCTTCTGTGCCACAGTCGGGGTCGACGGGTCACGCCACCGGGTCTCAAGCTGCTTGTATTTCGGGTCCCAGTCTTTCTCCTGGAACCGTTTCACGATCCGGCACATTTGCTCGTACGCCCCGCCCCACGGGCGCTGCTTGCGCTCCGCCCTTTTCACCAGACGGGACTCGGCCGAGCGGATTGCGTCCGCGGAAGCCGGGTTGTCGGTGGTGAAACCGAGGTAGTGCGGCGGCAACCCAGCGAGCGAGGCGACCATCTGCGCGAGCCGGTCGAGGGAGTCGTGGAACCCGCCCATCGCGGCGCCGGCGAAGGAGAATTCCTTCGCGCCTTCCTCCGTGCCGACCGGGATGGTCAGGAATCGGCGGAACAACGCCTGCATCGGAGTGAGCTGGTTTCCCTGCTTGTCCACGAGGTCTTCCGGGCTGATCCCGAAGAAACCGTGGATCGGCAGCGCCTCGAAGTCCAGCGCCAGCATCATGTCGGTCGCGATCTTGTTCGCCGCGTCCGACAGCGGGATGATCGGCGACAGCTCCGATCGGCCATACCTCGACCGCGCCGAGTTCGTCTGCGTTCGGTTGCTCGACAGCCGGCCGCGGTTGATGAGCGACACCACCGGCGGCATACCGAGCCTGTGATCGTCCCGACCGGATTCCGCCCACGCGCCGTCTTTGCGGCCGTACCAGACTGTCGCGTCCGGCAGGTACAGCGTCGCCGAGCGTTCCGGCTCCCGCGCGTACGAACCGTCGTCGATGACCCGGCGCAGCGCGGCGCGGAGCTTCCGGGTACGCGGGTCGACGTCGGCGTACATCTCCAGCGGCGACTCCGCGGCGAGCAGCGGCGTCGCGTCGTCGTCCGCGTCGGTGCCGACGGTGATGTACGACCGCTTCATCACGAGCGAGTCCACGGACGCCAACTGGGACTGCTCGTCCATGTCGTTGGCCTGCCACACCCGCCACAGCTCGGTGTCTTCCGCTTCCTCACCAGGAAGCCGGAAACCTTCGACGTCGAGCCGCTCCTCGATCGAGTCGACGACGAGCTGCGGCCAGCCGATGATGACCGGCTTGATGGACTCGCCGACCTCCCGCATCACGTCGGGATGCATGTACGCCAAGGGCTGTGTGCCCTCGTAGTACGCGTTCAGCGCTTCCAGTTCGGGGAGCTCCGCGTCGTGCCGGACTGACAGGTACTGGACCCAATCCTCGTCCTTGGTGGGGACTGCCACTGGCCCTCCTCACCTCACATCGCGATGATCTTGCGTCGTTTCTTCACCGCCAAGCCGGCGGCGATGACGTCCCCGGCTGCTTCGTGCGTGATCACGGACGTGACACACGCGTCGATCTTCTGGTTGGTGCTGGCCTTCACGAGCACGTACCGGTTCGCCGGGCGGGCGGCCGCGCGAGCGTTTTCGACGTGCGCCTGCGTGATCTCGCAGCCGTCGTGGCTGAACGACGAGTCCTGTTTGGTCACGTCGGTCTTCAGCCGCTCCGCTGCTTCGTGCATCTGCACTGGGCGGCGGGTGTGCCAGCGGATGACTTTCTTCTCGCCGTACGCGTCGGCCCACTCGTCGACTTCGGTGTCCCAGTACGGCGGGTCGGCGTAGAGCCGGATGACGTCGAAGAACCCCATCAGCTCTTCCATCGCGGCTTTGACCTCGAGCCGCGGGACCTGGCCGCCGTAGTCGGCGGGGTTCCAGATCGTCGGCAGCTTGTCCGGCCCGTACGTCGGGGTGAACTGGTACCCGATTTCGGGGATCTCCGCGCGGATCGCGGTCCAGTCGTCCACATCGGACCCGTCGAAACCCAGCACCAGCCGGGTTTTCTTCGGCACCACCAGCGGTGACACCTTGCGGGCGTCCCATTTCGCGCCATCCAGCCATGCCCCGGCGCCGGAGACGATCCGATTGCCGAAGAACCGCTCCGCCTGCGCGGGGTCCTTCTCGATGAGCTCGGCAGCCTCGGCCTCGATGGAGTCGAAGTCGACGTGCTTGGAGCCGGCGTAGACGTAGGCGTAGATCTTCCGCCGGTGGGCTTTGTTGGCGAACGACAACGACTTCGGCGCCTTGGGGAAGTACTTGAACACGTCCGGGCGCTTGGACGTGTAGGTGCGTTCGCCGACGCTGCCCTGACTCGGGTCCCACGTGTTCGTGGTCTCCATGGACCTGCCGCCCATACCGGCGGCGCCGCGGCGCTGGGTCTCCGCGACGTTGATCATTTTGTTGGTCGCCGTGTACGTCCCGGTCTCGTCCTGCAGCGCGAACGTGATCGGGTTACCCAGCCTCGACAGCGCAGACGACGTCACTACGTCGATCAGGCCGTCGTTGGGGAGCCGGATGAACTCCTCGCCGACCCGCATCTGCTCCCGCAGCGGCCACATCCGCGCCATGGCCTTCAGCGGCCGGTAGACGTTGTCCACCTGAGCCTGCGACGTCGCCAGCAACTGCACTAGCGGTGTCGCCCACGGGATCGCCATCGGTTCGCCCGGCTGGTACTCGTAGGTCCAGCCGCACCCGCAGTTGTGATCACTGCAGTCGTATACCTCGCCGCCGTCGGCCCACCCGTCGCACACGATCGTCGCTGTCCACGGTCCCTTGCCGCACTTCTGCGGCGCCACGATCTGCGAACGCCGGTTGGCGAACGCCGGAGCGAGCTGCCCGCGGGTCGCGGTGGGCCTGATCCGGTAGTGGTTGACGGTGCACCACAGCTGCCATGGGTAGAGCTCGAGGTCCGAGCCCTTCGCCGCACGGTCAGGGACCGGGCAGTGTTGCTCGATCCAGTCCGGGACGATCCAGAGCGTCGGGAAGTCGACGACGAAGTCTTGCTCAGGCCCCTTCGCCATCGGACTCGACGACCGTCAGCCGCGTCCGCGACGACGCGCGCCGCTGCTTGGCCGGCGCGGCGGCGGGGCCGTCGGTGGCCGGCGCGATCTTCCAGCGGTTGCGGAGCATCCCCTGGACCGAGAGCCCGAGGGAGTCGAAGTCCTGCCGGATCGACTTGCGGAGCTCGACGGACGCGCGCGGCAGCTCAGCCTCGCACATCTTGCGGACGAAGAACGCGACCTCGAGTTCCTGGCCGAGTTCCCGCCACACCACGCTCTGCGGCTTGCGCCACTGCTCAGCCCAGAACGACAGCTCACGAGGAGTCGGATCGATCAGCGGCCACTCCGGCGGATCCTGCTTCAGGACTTCGCGGGACAGGGTCCGCCACCCCGCGGCGTCGGACGGCCGGTCCCGGCGAAGAGCGTTCGGGTCGGGCGGCGGACCGGAAACTGCCCGCGCGCCACCGCTAACCATTCGGCACCTCGCCGTGAACGACCTGGACGTCGATCTTGCCCTCGAACGCGAACACGCCCTTGGCGTTCGGGAGCGCCGCCCGGATGTCCTCGACGGACTGGGCGTCGACGGCCGAGTCAGCGATCCCGCCGATGAGAACCAGGTCGCCCGGTTCGATGACGATCACGTGGGGTTCCTGCATGTTGATCACTCCTCAGCCGCATCGCGCGGCACGAAGTTGACCGCCGCATCGCGCGGTGGCCGAGGACCTTTTGAACCTGACGCACATCCCAGAGCCCTCCCCGGCGGTCCGGGTGCCGGTCGGGGTGGGGGTCACCCCCCAGGGGTATGGATGTCAAGGGGTTCGCCGATGTTTCTTCGGGAACTTTGGGTGACCTTGATGGTCACGAATGGTTATCGAATGTTCCATCCGCCGGGCTGCGCGCTCGCCGTCTCCACCGAGTGGCAGCGATGGCACAAGCCTCGACCATGGATCGGATCGTTCGGGTCCTCACCACGCAGCACCAACGTCGCTCGGTCCACTGGATGGTGGTCTGCATGCACGGACCACTCGAAGCAGCCTGGTGTCTGGCAGATCGGATGCTTGGCCAGCACGCCGGTACGGAAGCGGGACTCGTGGCCTCGGGTGTAGCCACGCTGACGTGAGCTACCTCGACGTGCCTCAGCTGCCTGGGTGCAGGCCTGACACCTGCCACTGGGCACTACCTCAGGGCAGCCAGGGGTGGAGCAGACCTTGCTAGCCCGCTTGGCCATCGGGCTGAGGCAGCTTGGTCAGTGCAGTGCGGACGCTGGCTACCCAGTCCATGGCAGCGGCCACGTTGGCCCGCATGTGCTCGGTGGTGGGTGACTGGCGGCCACGCTGGGCGGCGGCGTCGAGACGGTGGAGGGCTGCCTCGTAGTCGTCGAGGGGTGCGAGTGCGGCGTCCATGGGGCTACCTCTCCGTCAACCTGGGTTGCGTCTCAGCCCCGTGGATTTCGGGGTAGTTCGATCTAGGTCCGGCCGTCCCACGCGTTGTGGGTGGACTGGAACGTCACAGCCCCATCAGGACACTCGATGGGTTCGATATGAGGGATGCAGGCACAGTCGTCGACCTCGTGGCCCACGGTGTCGTTCAAGGGCACGACGTGGGAGTTGTCGCCATCCCACGCGAGTAGCCAGTGCTTGCAGTCCGTGTGGCAGGACGTCTTCGCGATCTCTTCGAGAAGGTCCACTGTGGCCTCCCGTCAGGGCGTGTCGTAGCGGATGTGCTTGGCCATGCCCGCCGACAGCTCGCCCGTGATGTAGGCGAGCTGCTCTTCGTGGGTCCCGCAGCCCTTGCCGAGGCGCATGTCGGCCTTGACGTTCATGCGGTAGATCCAGCACGCGGCGTGGACCACCTCGTGAGCGACGATCTCCGGAGTGACGAGACCTTCGGCAAAGCGGAGGATCCCCGCGTAGCCGTTGCGTGGCCAGGTGGGCCAGCCGTCGACGACATCGGAGAACCCGATGGGCTGGAAGCAGGCAGACACTCCGAGCCCTGCCCAGTCGACGCCTTCGCCGCCCTCGGTGGGCGCTGCTCGATCGGCCGCGCGGTACAGGTGCTCCAGCGTGGGGTGGATACGGACCTGGACCCAGCGGCGAGGCCCGACCCGGTCAGTGGAGATCGTGAACCCAGGAAGAGGCAACGAGGGTCTCCCGCCGGTGAGAGGTCGTGACTTTGCGCAGGTCAAGACGTTGGCGCGATTGGCGTCCGGGGACGGGAGCTGAACCCGCGACCTCCCCGCCGGAACGGAGCGCTCTACAGGTTGAGCTTTCCCCGGACGCCAATCGCCACTCCGCGCGCTGAGGGGACAGCAAAAAGCCCCCGGTGCCTGGGGTGAGGCCGGGGGCTTGACGGGAGCGGGCACAGTTGTGCCGCTGCAACAGGTGGATTCAAACAGACCTAACCGGTCATTGCAAGTAGCGGGTTACGGCGTGTCGCGGCGTAGTCGACCACCTCGCCAATGAGATGCAGCGGCGCACCTGACTCCTTGTCGTAGCCCTTCGTCTCGATCTTCCCGCGAGCGGCCCACGTCCGGATGGTCTTCGCCGAGAGGATGCCGCCGGCCACAGTGCCCGCCGCGACCGCGATCTGGGCTGCGGTGGCTTTTTTCGCCCGGAGTTCGGCGAGGAAGTACGGCCGCAGCTCGGCCACTGTCCACACGGCACTGCAGGCACGACACCGGAGAGATGCCCGGCCCGGCGGGGTGTACAGCTGGGCCCGGCACACGGCCCCGGCGTACTCCTCGGCGTCCTGATCCATCATCAGTCCGGTTTCGTCCACGGCGGCCGGGCAGTTGCCGAGGTACTCGCGGCCGGGCGAGCGGTCCACGATCCGCCCTGCGAGGCGGTAGACGGTGGTGAGCTCGTCGTACAGCTCACTGGCGGCCGGGTGTGCCTGGACCCAGGTCGGGTGTCGGAGGATCCACGCAGCGAGCGTCACCGGGTGCGGTGCGACGTCTAGGCGATCGATCACCACGCCCCACGAGCCGGGGCAATCGGCGATCGCGTGCGTCTTGTCGCCAGCGAACCACGTCGCCCGGCAGCCGTCGCACCGCTGGTGACGGATGGCGTAGGTCTCCCACAGGTCGCGGACCCAGGATGCGAGCGTGTCGCGGAGCGCGGTCGCGGCGTCGCTTGCACCCAGGTTGACCGGGAGCCGCCAAGTGGACGAGTTGGAGATGAACCCCACCGATGCCGAGCCGCCCTTGACCTGGCCGGTGACGACAAGCTCGAGCTGTTCCACCAGCCACGCGGTGGATCGGAGGTCGGTTTCGAGCTGACGTCGGCAGTCTGGGCACATCCTTGTTGCCGACTCGCGGGAACAGCCAGTTGCACACAGCTCGGTCATCGAAACCCCTGTCGACGAACTACCTGAACGATCGTCCCAAATTCTACCTTGGAAGATCGGTGAGGTAGCGCTCGGATGCTGTCCGGCGACCGTCGCCTCTTACATAACAGGGATGCGCAATTGAAGCTGCGGCTGCGGCTCAGCAGCTCAGGAAGTCCCGTGTTGTGACGTCAACGAGCCGACGAGGTGCTGCCTAGGCTGACTAGTCGACTCTCGACCTGTCGCCTCACATCGTTCCCCTGGTCGAAGAAGGCGATGTCCGTAACCCGCGCGAGCTCATTGATGACGGCGTCTGGCCAACTGTCACGCTTACCAGCGGCGACAGCCAGCACCTTTTCTCGCGGCACGTCGGTGTTGCTGAACACGTAGTAGCAGTGTTCTGCCGACTGATCCCGGTTGCTGGCGCTGATGGCTTGGACATAGATCCGATTGTCGACACTAGGCCCCACAGCGGCTGTCACCTGGCGGGTTCGTCCCGATGTCTGAGGCAGCAGAGCATTGGGGGTCACTTG